CAGGCTCTATAATGTTTCCGGGTAGGGGATTTAGATGCGAAACAAGCATTAAATGCACGAATGCCATAACTACACATGTAACAGTTTATTACAATTAGGATAAAACATGGCTACTTCTGGAACTAAGACGTGGACACTGTATGTCGATGAAGTCATCGATGAAGCTATATCCCGTATTGGCAGTGATCCCATTACAGGAAAAGAGGCAAGTAGTGCACGAAGAACTCTAAACATAATGATGCGTGACTGGGGAAACAGAGGCGTTCAACTATGGACAATAGATGAAACAACGCAAACTGTAACCGAAGGAACGGCAAATTATACATTGGACACTTATATTGTGGACATTACAGAGGCTGTCTTATCCAGAACTGAAAACAGTGTGCGAACTGATTTTCAAATGGAAAAGATTAATAGGGAGGATTATATGAATATCCCTGTAAAATCAACAAAAGGAAGATCATCTCAGTTTTGGTTGGACATGCAAAGGGCTGCCCCAGTGGTATACCTATATCCAACGCCACAAAACTCCACGGATGTCTTTCGTTATAAAAGAAGAAACAGAATAGAGGATATTACGGCTTCAACAGAAAGCATAGATATTCCAGATAGATTTTTACCTTGTGCCGTAAGTGGGTTATCTTTCTACATGGCACAGAAAAGACCACAAATTGACATCAATAGAAGACAGGAATTAAAACTACAATACGAGGAAGAATTCAAAAGAGCCTTGGATGACGGAAGAGAAAAGGTTGACCTTAGAATTATTCCTAACATAGCGAGGGCATAATGATAGAAGAAACATTAAAGGCAGATGGAGAGAAGTGTGAAAAATGCACTTGTTTCTGTGATGACTGCGAATGCACAACCGACAACGGATGTCCCAAGTGTAGCTGTTATGAAATGGAAGACAAGTAATGGCATTTGCCATAGGTAAATTCGCCAAAGCTGTATCTGATAGAAGTGGATTGGCTTTTCCTTACAATGAAATGGTTAAGGAATGGAACGGTTCTTTGGTTCACTACAGTGAATTTGAAGAAAAGCATCCACAGTTAGATCCAAAGAAACATAAGACTGATCCAGAGGCTTTGAAGAATGCAACACCAGAATTTAAACTGTATGGATCTGACCAACTATACAATGGATCTATCAGCACATTGGAACAAGCTCTTGGCATAAAGGCTTCTGAAAAAAGAATACGAGGAAGTTTTACTTTGGCATCAGGTAATACTCTAGCGACTGCATTGACATCTACTGCAGCTTTGGGTAGTATAACCATTAGTGTCTCATAAGATAAATTTATTTGTAGCAACACCAGCTTATGGTGGATGGTTGTGTGAAGATTACTTCCACTCCATGTTGGAATTACAGACTTTTTGCAGAAAAGAAGAAATACCCATGCGTGTGCAGACACTGGGGATGGAATCCCTGATTACACGGGCAAGGAATACATTGGTAGCGAATTTTTTAGATGATGAAAAGGCTACCCATTTATTTTTTGTTGATGCTGACATAGGATTTAGCATACCAGTCATAAAAAGAATGATGGATTTTGATGATCAAGTTGTTTGTGCACCCTATCCAATGAAACTTATTAATTGGAGTGCCATTCCACAGCTAGTCAAGGATGATCTGGACTACAAGACACTAAGTTTACCCTATGTCCTCAATTTTGAAGACAAGGATAATATAGAAGTCAAAAAAGGTTTTGCAAAAGTATTGGATGCGGCAACTGGCTGTCTCTTGATAAAGAGGGAATGCCTTTTAAAAATGGTAAAGGAGTATCCAGACCTACACTATAATACGGATCAAATTATAGACGGAAAGGAATACAAGTCCGAAAATACATATTTGTTTTTTGACACAATGAAAGATGAGGATGGACGATACTTATCAGAAGACTACGCCTTCTCAAGACGATGGCAAAAAATCGGAGGATCAATCTGGGCAGACCTCTCCTCAGACCTTATCCACTACGGACAATACAAGTTCCAAGGGCAACTCTGGAAACACTTTAACAAAAAAACGTAAAGACGTAACCGTCAAGGTTACGGGAATATCATTCAAATTAACTAAGGGAGACTTAAATGGCATCTAGAAGTGGTGGCACACCAATAAGAACAAGAAAAGTAAAACCTGGCCCCGATCAGGCGTTTACATTACAAAAAGGAACATCTGCAGCTCCTATTATGCAGGTAAAAGTTAAACCAAAACCAAAACCAAAAAAACCAAAAAAATCAAAAAAACAAAAACTAACTGATGCATTAGATAGAGTATTAAATAAACCAATTTTTAGAAAGGCTTTACAGAAAGATATAAAAGAAAAAGGTAAGACAGTAATAAAAGGAGAGGGCACAAAAATTTCTAAAGTTCCTTCATCAACCCCAGTTAATCCAAATAAGGTAACGTGGAGGGAATGGAAAGATGCAAGTAAAAGGGATTTGTTAGAAACGACACCCGCACATCTTATCACTACGGCAGTAGTACCTCCTGCAATAATTGGAGGTTCTGTTGGGGCCGCTGCATTAATTGAAAAAGTATTAGGAAAAAAAGATAAAAAGAAAGAAAAAAAACTGAAAAAAAATAAAGGTGGTTTAATTAATTCCAGAGCCATTGCAAAAAAATACTTTAGAGGAGGATTAGTTTAATGGCTAATGCTACAGTTACACCTGTAAAAGCAACAATAATGGTAAATCCAGTAAAGGGTTTCATTAGAAAACTAACGCCTGAAGAGTCAAAGAAATACGAAGAGAGAGAAGAACGTCTTAAAAAAGAAGGTAAGAAATAATGGCAGATGATGCATCGATAACACTAACAGCAACCCTATTACCAGATGAAATCGCCAAAACCATTAGTGGTTCTATGACGGTATCACCGGATGATGCCAATGACAAATGGTACTACAAGCTGACGGCTTGTACAACAACAAGCACGGATTTAATTGCAGGTAGTTTTTTAGATTACACAGCCGTGGATGACGATACCGCTCCAACGGCTATTACAACAAGTGACAAGGTAAAATTCTTGTTTATTAAAAATACAAGTACGGCAGACGGTGTTGTAGTATGTTTTGATGGTGGAACGGCAGCATACAATCTAGCTGACGGAGTGTTCATTGGGCCAGAACAATCATGGTTCGGAAGACTTCCAAACACAACAGTAGCAAATATACACGCTATATCTTCAGATATTGGAGATGCAGGAGATGCAACAGCAAATCTTATTGTCGCTGCCTTAATAGATGATGTGGCATAGGGGATAACATGGCAACAATGACTTATTCCAGCTTAACGCAAGATTTAAAGGACTGGATGGAAAATGACGGAACGGAGTTCTCCGCTGAAACGGATAACTTTATTTCCTTGGCGGAACAACGCATAGCAAGAGATATAGAGCCATTTGCCTTTAATGAAACATCATATTCCAGTTTTAACTCCAGCGATAGATTTGTAAGTAAGCCCAATGACACAAAAATAATATTTCATTTTCTGTGGCTTAATTCGGACAGCAAGAGAATATTCTTGGAAGAGAGAACGGATGAGTATATCTATGATTACTGGCCAACAGCGGCAACAACGGGAAGTCCAAAATATTGGGCAAACTACAGCGATACAGCTTTGCTTGTTGCACCGACTCCAGACTCGACATACACAATAGAAATAACATACGCCAGAAGATTGGCGGAGCTATCTAGCTCCAATACAACGAACTGGCTGACAATCAATGCACAAGACTTGCTTTTATATGCGTGCTTGATGGAGGCTTGTACATTTACAAAAAACAGAGAAGACTTGCAAATTTACACGCAACGATACCAAGCAGCAACAGAAGCAATTAACAATCAAACACGAAGAAGAAGAAGAGACGATTATACATCTCCATCAAATGTGATGGGAGAAAATACATTAAAACCAATGAATACATAGGAGAAAATAAATGGCAATTTCACAAGTATTAACAAATGCTTTTATACAGGATTGTTTAGATGGAGCACAAGATTTAGGAACAAGCGGAAACACTTTAAAGATAG